GGCACATTGGCGGCTCAAACCGTCGACGACACATCGCCCGGCACCGCCAGCGTCCGCTACGCCGGTGGCTACTCGGGTCTAAACACGCCGCCAACTGCTGGCACCGGCAGCACACTGCTCAACAGCATCGACATCGGCAACTATGGTTCTGCGCTAGTGCGCGAGACCACCGCCGGCCAAGGTGCTCGAAGCATTGGCTTCACCGGAACCACGGACGACCGTGCAGCGGTGCATCTCGCCATCCGCGAGCTGGTGCCGCGGACGGAGACACCGATCGTCGGCGCATTCACCCTCACGGGCAACGACGCCACGCTCGCAAAGGCCAGCCCCAAGCAGATGGATGGAGGCCGTGGTGCCTTCACCTTGACTGGCAACCCTGCAGATCTGCGCCACAACCCGGACATCGAGGCTGGCGTCGGGCCGTTCACGCTGACGGGTAACCCGGCTGATGCGCGCCACAACGTTGCGATCACCGGCGACCGCGGCCAGTTCACGCTGACCGGTAATGACGCCACGCTGGCAAAGGTGGCAGCCAAGGAGCTGCTGCCAATTGCCGGCGTCTTCAGCCTGGCCGGCAACCAGGCCGGTCTTGCCCATGGCGTGCGTATCACGGGTGATCGTGGCGCGTTCACGCTCTCAGGGCAGCAGGCTGAGCTGGCTCATGCGGTCAATCTTGACGGTGGCCGCGGCCAATTTCTGCTGACTGGCAACGAGGCCGGTCTCACGCGGGGCTTTGCGCTAGCGGGTGACACGGGCGCGTTCAGCCTTGCCGGCAGCCCAGTAACGCTTACCAAGGCTGCAGCCGATGAGCTGACTCCCCTAGTCGGGGCATTCACGCTATCAAGTCAGCCCGCCACGCTGACTATCACGCGGCTACTGGCAAGCGACTGCGGCCAGTTCACGCTGACCGGGCAGCCAGCGGCGCCATTGCATGGGTGGCGCGTTGCCGGTGACCGCGGAGAGTTCTTGCTGACCGGGAACCCGGCAACCTTTGCGGCTGGCCGCGGCCTGCTTGGCGGCACCGGCGCATTCACCCTCACGGGCAACCCCGTTGGGCTAGGCGACACCGATCTGCTCGATGTAACAGCCGGCGCGTTCATCTTGACCGGACTGTCGGCAGCGCTCGCCAAGGCCAGCACCACGCGCCGTCGCAATGTGCTGATCTTTTAAGACGTAGACTGGGGCATGGCACTCAATACATCACTGCGTCGTGTCGCCAGTCGGATGATGGCGAAGTTTGGCGGCGATATAACGTTGCGGCGCGTCACGCCAGGCGTTTACAACCCCGATACTGGTGCGATTAGCGAAGCACTGACAAGTATCGCAATTAAAGGCGTGCTTGAAAATGTCACCCGACGTGAAGTCAACGATCTGATTCAAGCAGGCGACAAGCGACTGATTATTGCCGCCGCAGACGTTGGTAGCACTATTCCAACCACAGATGACCGTGTAGCCGCAAATGGCCGCACGCTGCAAGTAATTGAAGTGCGCACAATTGAGCAAGATAGTTTGCCCATTACCTACGAGCTGATCTTGAGGGACTGATGGCGCGCCAAATCAGAATTGACGATATAGGCAAGTACGCTTCAGAGCAGATGGAAAAACTGCTGCGTGCAGCGGTGCTAGAGACGGATTCCCTAGTCAAGCAAGCCAGCCCAGTGGACACCGGCAGATTTCGCGCTAGCTGGCAGGTGGGGCAAAATGCAGCGCCGGGCGGCATCGCGGCGCCGGGGGGCTACCCAAAGGCACCTGCCATCACACGCATTGGCTACAGCCAAGAAAGAATTGGCAACATTTACAGCGTGCATAACAACTTGCCATATGCAGAGCCATTGGCAGGTGGTGGCTACCCACCTTCTTGGGGAGGCCAATACCGCAGCCGCCAAGCCACGCCAGGCTGGGTGCAAGGCATTGCTAAAGACGTGCAGACTAGGGTGCTGGCAGCTGCAGCACGTATCGGACGGGAATCATGAACAGCACGCTTAATGAAGTGCGGGCGGCTATTGAAAAACGGATTGCGGCCGAATTGGCTATGGCGCCGTCATATCCGGTGGCATACCAAAACATGCCATTCAGCCCGCCAAACAACAGCCCATGGCTGCAGGCATTTATCCGGTTTGGCGACAACAACTACGCCACGCTGCTTGGGCCCGGCGCCGGTTTTAATCGTCATAATGGCGTCTTGACGATCAACGTTTACACGCCGATCGGCGCAGGATCCGGCGCCAATTTCACCATTGCCGAACGCATGAAGGCACTGTTTGATCGGCTAGATCTAGGCGGCATTCATTTTGATGCGGCGTCTGGTCCGTTTCAGGTAACACCGGCAGCCCCTGCAGCGTACTATCAAACGCAGCTAGCCATCACGTTTAGCGCGTATCTAGACTGAAGCAACCACTTCATTGATCAATGGCTGCCACTGTCCTCTCTGGCACGTCCGGGGCGCTGTATTACAAGCCTGCCGGCACCACTGCCACCTTTGCCGAGTCTGCGGTTGACGCAGCGGGTGATGACATCACTGTGCTGCCATACCTTGGATTTAAAGTCGGCGATCCGGTGCAATTCAGTGTTGTGAACGTCAACACTGGCGAAGCCGGCACTGGCACGCTGCCCGCTGGGTTGTCAGCAGCTACTACGTACTACGTCATTGCGTATGCCGCCAGCACCGGCGTGATGCAGGTATCGGCCACGCTTGGCGGCGCTGCTGTTGCCATCACGGACGATGGCACCGCAGTTTCGCCAAATATTTTCCAAGTGGAGTATGCCACTTTCCAGTCGGTAGCAGAGGTGCGTGAATGGTCCTTTGAGATCACCCGCGAGGAGATTGATGTGACGACCATCGGCCAGTCCGCTGGTCAGACCGTGCCATTCCGCAGCTATATCAGCGGGTTTGCCGATGGCTCGGGCTCTGCGACCGTCTACACCACAGACGAAGACACCAGCATCGCCAGCCGGATGGTGCAGGACGTGCTGCAACGCGAGCAAAATGGCGCAACCATGAAGCTCTACATTGATCGCGTAGTTAGTGGCGGCACTGTCAACGACGCCACCAGCCGCTCTATTGAGGTGCCGGTGATCCTGACATCTGCTAATTTCACCGTGAACCCGGATGATGGCCAGTCGGTGGAGATTTCTTTCCGCCCAAGCGCCGCGCCCACGTTTGATCTTTCTAAGAGCTGATTTAGATGGCTTCTGCCCTTGAGCGACTGAAAAAGGCCGCCAATTTAGTGCCGATCAAAAAGTCCGTCACACTGAGTGACGGCACTGATTTTGAGTTTTGGCATACCAACCTCACGCTTGCCGAGCGTGAGCGCGCTAGCAAGGCGGCCAATGGCAGCAACGAGAATCTTGGCATTCAGCTGCTTGTTGCTAAAGCCATGGACGAAACCGGAGCTAAGTTGTTTTCCGCCGGCCAGATTGCCGAGCTTAAAAACGAAGTCCGCAGTTCTGATCTTGAAAAGCTGGTATTGGCGCTTATCCAGGATGACGTGGTAGAGGTGCCGCAGGGAAAGTAAAGACTGAGCTGCAGAAAGACTCTGTTCTGCGGCTACAGTTAATGGTTGCTAAAGAGCTGGGCATGACACTTGCCCAGCTTTGTGGCGCCATGACGCCCGAGGAACTTGAATTATGGCTGGCATTCTTACAGCTTGAGCAAGATGCAATATCTTCCAAAAAAGGTAGAATGGCTTAAGCGCTAATGGGTTGATGTCTGTTGTAGCCAATGTTGCCATCAATGTTGATGCTACAAAAGCAATCTCGCAGCTTGGCGCCCTAAATAATGCGTCCGGCCAGCTTGAAAGCAAGATTGGAGGACTAGGAAGCAAATTCGGAGGGCTATCATCCGCAATCGCGGGATTGGGTATATCTGCGCTTACTCAGCAGCTCGACGCTGACCGCACATCAAAGCGCATACAGAGCTTGGCGGGTGCAAATGGCGAAGCTAGGCAGGTCTTTGAGCTTGCCGCCAAAGCAGCAAGGGAATTTGGCCTAGGAACAACCGAAGCCGAAAAAGGAATGGCGGACCTCTATGGTCGCTTGCGACCGTCTGGCATAGCGCTTAAAGATATTGAAACAACATTCTTCGGCGTCAATAAGGCAGCCCTTGCAATGGGCCTGACCGGCGCGGAAGCTGAAGGAGTGTTTCTGCAGTTGGCCCAAGCAATGGGCAGCGGCAAACTCCAAGGTGACGAGCTGCGCTCGATCATGGAGCAGTTGCCAGCAGTTGGTCAGGCAGTTGCCAAAGTGATGGGCGTCACGGTCGGCGAGGTAAAGCAACTAGGCGCAGACGGCAAAATCACAACTGAAATCATGATCAAGGCTGCGGCAGAATTAAATAAACTCAAGCCGCCGCCGCCTGACGCATTTAAGCAGTTCAACGCTGCAATGTCGGATTTGCGGCGTGAACTTGGCGAAAATATCCTTCCCATTATCACACCACTAATCCAAAGTCTTCTTGGGCTTGTCAAGGCATTTGGTGCATTGCCTGAGCCTGTGCAAACAATGATAGTGGCATTGGGCCTTGTAGCCACTGCAGTTACTGCCATTGCCAGTGCGGTTGCGGTGCTTGGACCTGCATTTGCAACCATTAGCGGAGCAGTTGCCGCAGCAGGGCCAATAATCGCCGGATGGGCGGGCGCCGTTGCACCAGCAATCGCTGGCATTACAGCAGCTTTTAGCGGCTTGCTTGCATGGCTGACTGGCACACTCGTACCGGCACTGGTTGGCATCTTTAGCGGGCCGATTGGATGGACTGTATTGGCAGTGGCTGCCGTTATTGCGATGGTGGCGCTATTTCGCGAACCAATTAGCAAGTTCTTAGTTTGGCTTGGCGGGCAAATGAGTGCAGCCCTGCAAGCGCTAGGTCAACTTGCCTATCAAGCTTTGATTCAGCCTTGGATAGCAATTTGGGATATAGCAAAAAAACCGGTTAATGCGTTTTTTCAATGGATTGGTGGCGCTGTTAAATGGGGACTGCAAGCTCTGTATGCCATTGCCTGGCAGATATGGGTGCAGCCATGGATCAACATTTGGAATGGCATTCTTCGGGAACCCGTAACGATGTTTATCGAATGGATGCAAGGCGCTTGGTCTCAAGTTGTCGGTTTTTTCCAATCCAAAATTATTCAGCCAATCCAATCGGCATGGGCCGTCATGGTTAAGTATTTGCAGGAAAAGCTAAATCCAATTGGCAACTGGTTTAAGAACTTTTGGAGCAGCATCGTATCCTTTTTTTCAAATACCATCATTAAGCCATTGCAGCAACGATGGCAATCCATGGTCAATTTCTTGCGAGATGCCATGGCCAAGGTGGCTGGCTTTGTCCCAAGCATATGGAATGGCATTCTTAATACAATCCGATCAGCCATCAATCGAGTTTTGAATGCTATTGGAAGTTCTATTAACAGCGTGGCTAGAGCCATCAATCGTTTGATTGCAGGCTTTAACCAGTTGCCTGGCCCTGATATTGGATTTGTGCCATTTGTCAGCGTTCCGCAGTTTGCTGAAGGCGGTATTGTCAGCAGCCCAACCTTGGCAATGGTTGGTGAAGGCGGCCAGCGCGAATACATTATCCCTGAAAGCAAAATGGCTGCCGCTTCTGCTGCCTACATGGCAGGCGCTCGCGGCAAAGAGGTGTTCAATGGCGGAGGCGGCACCACCGCTCCAGTCATTAACATCAATACAGGCCCGGTCGTTGAGTTTGACGGCAAGCGCTACGTTTCAATCGAAGATCTTGAGCAAGCTATGCGCATCACGGCTCAAGGTGTAATCGGTCAGTTGCGCACACCGGCCGCTCGCATTGCTTTGCGCGGGGCATAACCAATGGCAAGGGCACAAGCGCAGTACCTACGGATATTTAGCAATGCAGGCGCTACTACGCAGCGATGGCAAAGCTACTATGCCAATGATGCGGTGGTTTGGCAAAACAATCAATGGACATACGTCCCATTTATTGCCGAAGGCTTTACTAATGGCATGAGTGGCGATGAATCAAATGTGTTAGTTAGGGCGCCAGCTACGACTTATGTAATTGAAGCATTTGAGAATGCGATCAACTCTGGCTTGCTGGCAGAATTACAGATCTATGAGTTTGATGCCCTAAAAGGCAACGAATCGCCACAGCTTGGTCAATTATTGATTGGCGCGTTTACTGGTCAAGTCATAGGTGGCACTAGTGGGTTAACTAGCATTACCCTTTCGCTAGGATCAGCGCTTAGCCCTGTCGGCTCGCAAATCCCGCCGCGATCATTCACAACGCAGATCATGGGTCAAGGCTGCCGCTTATGACTTTCTCATTTGCTAGTGCTCCCATTGATCTGCTCGCAATTCAGACAGGGCGCGTCACTACGCCTGCGGCAACAACTGCGGCAAAAGGTGCAAGCCAACTTGATACGCAACAACGTGCGATACAGATTGGTGAGCCAGTGCCGATTGTTTTTGCTAGGCGGCGAAATGGCAAAGGAGGCATCCTAATTAGCCCTGGCGCTACTGAAGCTAGGTTTACAAATGACATAAACAATGCCGTTACGGCACGTTATGTTCTTGCGCTAAGCGAGGGCAGATTAGACAGCATCCCTGTCAAAGATGTCTTTCAAGGCTCTTGCAGGATTGGCGCGCATACACAGTCCTACAACACCCGAGCAGGATCTTGGCTGCCCGGCAACTATATTGTTGCCCGTGATGGCTATGACTTGCCTGAATGTCCATACTATTGCGGCACTGTTGGATTGTATCCAGACATGACCACGGCGTCGTTCCAAGTCACGGTTCCCGATGGGGTTGATCAGTGGAATCGCCAGGTACATTTTTTTATTCGTGGCGGAATGTGGGTAACGCGATTAGCAGATGGCATTGTAGGACCTAGCGATAATTTCGCCGATCTTGCAAACTGGATGATTCAAAGCACTGGCCGCGTACCAGCATCATTGATTGATAGTGACGCGTTAGAGTCGGCTGCGCTGTTTTTAGAAGCCAACAACTTTACATGCAATTGCACCATCCAAGACAGCTCCAACTACGCCGATTTGATAGCCCAATGGGCGCCATATTTTCTTTTGTGCGAAAGCAATACAAACGGCAAGCGCGGCCTGCGCCCTGTATTGCCAACAAATAGCGATGGCACAATAAAAACCACGCCCATTGCACCGGCGTACACGTTTGATGAAAGCATTATTCTCTACGAGTCTGTAGAGATCACATATACTACGCTGCCGGACCGCCAGCTGTTTACCTCTCAAGTCACATGGCGGCAAGAAACAGGTGATGACATTGGTTATGTCAAAACATCTGAAGTGCGATACGCTGGGCGGACCATAGATGGGCCATATGAAAGCCACGACCTCAGCGCATTTTGCACCAATGAAACACATGCTGTCAAAATTGGAGCCTATATTCTTTCAAAGCGCGCATATACTACGCATTCAATCCGGTTTGCCGCTAGGCCCGAAAAACATAACAAGCTAATCTCACCTGGCGACATTATCCAAGTCAAGCTGCAGCGTGAAGCCACTGACGCATCATCATCCGTTCTCAATTATATGTATCAAGTTGAGCGGATAACTAAGACATTGACGGGCGATGTCACGTATGAATGCACGCATTTTCCGGTTGACAGCCAAGGCCGCAGCCTAATTGCATTAGATGTAGCCAGCGCCGTGGGACCGGCATTGCCAGCAACAAGCAATAGAACCGGACTAGTTTGTGACTTAAATTCAGCTAGCGACAGCTCAATTCCAAGCGAAGATCCTTTTGATTATGACGGATTTGCATTTGATGATTTGCCAATTAACTTAAGCGGCGGACTTATTAGCGACAGCAGCGGCTATGATCCGGCGGCTAATACGCCATCAGATAATGCTGATAGCACTGTTGGGCTAGTTGGCTTGCCGGATAGCGTTACGCAAACAAATAACCAGCTGACATACAATGCAGGTTGCCCAGGCGCGTATATTG